GGCCGTGGTCAGTGTGAATGGTTACCTCATCACCGCCTTTCACTTCCACGCCGAACCACTCCATGGCAAAGGCGAGAATATAGCGTTTGAACAGACGCGACTGGTTTTTACTGGCTGACAGAAACGCTTTGTTGCGACCTTCCAGCAGTGCCAGCGCAAAGGCTTCCGCGGAACAATAGAAGGTCCAGCCGATCTGCCGGGATTTGAGATAGAAGCGGCGGCGGAAGTGTTCATTGTCCGGGTCACTCAGCAGCTTCTGAAATTCCACCCACTGATAGGGGAATAGCTTGCTTTTGAGCTTTTCCAGAATTTCTTCCCGGCCAATACCGGTGAAGTCGTTCTTTTTCCGTTTCTTCTTCCGGCCGCCGCTGGATTCTGCATTGTGCTGGGCTTTCACGGCTGCCTGGTGGTCAGCATCCAGTGGCAGGCTGGCCTGTATCTGGTGTGCCTGTACCTGTACGGGGTCCGGATCGCCGGGCAGGGTAACTGCCGCTACCCGGCCCTGCATTTTCTGGTGCTTGGCCAGCAGGGTCTGCAATCGTTCAATTTCATTCAGCTGTGAAGTTGTCAGCGTGTCGCGGCTGCTGAGTATTGTCAGGATGCGGCGGTTATAGGCTTCCTCAATGTCATCTGTTTTAACCAGATCATGCCAGCCGTCTTTTTCAATCCAGTCATACAGCGTGCGCCGGGGAACACCGGTTTCCCTTGCAATATCCGGAACTGTGACCCGCTTGATGAACAGAGTGCGGGCCAGCGCCTTGGTGTCGTCTGAATATCGTTTTGCCATGAATACACTTTCAGCGGGTGATTGAAGGATTTATCCGCAGTGTATAAACCCGGCGATATAAAAACGCGGGCAATATTTTTAAAGCCTTCTATGCAGAGGGAAATAGAAAAAAAGCGAATTTTTACCGCTAAAAAACCGGTCTTTTAATCGCTAGTCTGCACATATCGAAAGGCAAATAGCCAAACGCAGAAGCGGAAACGAGAAAGGGCGGGGATATGTAATGCCGGTAATTGATCAGTGGTTCACATTAGCAACAGCCGGGGAGACGGTAGACGGTCGCGTCATTGAAGAGGAATGGCTGCGCAGTATGGCAGAAAGCTATAACCCGGATTATTACACCGCTGTTATTGATGCTGACCACGAACTGGATTTTTACGGTGCTTATGGTCATGTGGCTGAAGTCCGGCTGGGTGAAAAAGTCGGGCGCGTTGCCCTGGAAGGAAAACTTAATGCGAATTACCGGCTGATGGAAATGAACCGTATGGGGCAGCGTCTTTGGTTCAGTATCTGGCCGCGGGAAGTGGAAGGCCGATGGTATCTTTTCCGTCTTGCAGTAACGGATAGCCCGTCAAGCATTGGCACGGACATGATGAAGTTCAGTGCGCTGCCGGAAGGTGAAAAACCTTTATTTACTGCGCCTAAGCCTCTGGAGTTTGCCGCTAAGAACAACGACAGCCAGGAACAACCACCGGGCTGGTTCACATCCTTTATGCAACGATTCACCAGTAATGGCCAAAAACCAGATGGCCAAAAACCTGAACAGGAAGACGACGCTATGACGCCTGAACAATTTACCGAACTCAAACATCAGAACGAAGCACTGACAACCGCGATTAATGCTCAGGCTCAGGCATTTACCAGTCTGGCAGAGGTGCTGAAACCTGCACAGGAAGAAGAAACGACAGCAGAGCAAGGCGGCGAAGAACAGCAGTTCTCACTGGCAGACGTTGTAAAAAAAGTGGATGAGCTGAATACCAAGTTTGAAGCGCTGAAAAACACGCCGGCCGGCACTACTACGATTCCAGATCACACCGGCGGTGCCGACGGTGAAAAAGAATTCGTCTGATCTGAACACTATTTAAACCAAGCGATAAAGCTGCTTAATTCATAAAGGGAAACGCCATGCGTAACCAAACACGTCAACAATACAATTTACTTCTGGCAGCCATGGTGGCGTCTTATGGCGAAGCAGCGGCAGCGGGTCAGAAGTTTGAAGTTACCATTCCGAAAGAAACCACACTGAATGACCGTGTCCAGGAATCTGACACATTCCTGAAGATGATTACCATGGCCGCAGTGACCGACAGCACCGGCCAGGCGCTGGATTTGGGTGTGGAATCCATGCTGGCCAAGCGTACCAATACGGATGATAAAGACCGTTCGCCATCCATTCTTGGCGCGCCAGATGGTAGCCAGTGGACTGTAAAACTCACGGAATTTGACGTGGGTATGAAATACGAAACTCTGGACCAGTGGGCGCGCTATCCGAATTTCCGTGAACGCTATATGCAGCACGTTTACCGTGCTATCGCACTCAGCCGCCTGACGGTTGGCTGGCACGGTATCAGCGCGGCAGCTGAAACTGATCCAGCAACTTATCCAAACGGTGAAGATGTAAACATTGGCTGGCTGCAGACGCTGGCGACTGGGAATTCCTCCAATTACATGACCCAGAGCGGTGCTACTGCTGATGTCATCAGTATTGGTGCTGCCGGTGATTACGCCAACCTGGATGCCCTGGTGTATGACCTGTACCAGGCCATTCCTATTCACCGCCGGACTGGTAATGAAGTTGCCATTGTGGGGGCTGCCCTGGTCGCTGATGACATTAACAAGGGGCTGAACAAACACGCTCAGACACCGACCGAAAAACACGCCGGCATTACCACGCTGGCCGGAAGTTACGGCGGCCTGAGCGCTATTCAGGTGCCAAAGTTTCAGGACATGGGTGTGGTGGTGACGGACCCGGCAAACCTGCAGCTGATTTATCAGGAATCGGCCACCCGTCGTATGACCAAAGACCAGGCAGAACGCAACCGCGTGGTTGATTTCATCAGCAGTAATGATGCCTATGCCATCCGCGATATGAAGGCGATGGCCGCGGTTAAAGCTGACAACGTGCAATTCGTAGAAGCCTGATAACCGGCTGAATTAATCAGCCCTGCGGGGCTGATTAAACCGGACTTATTAACGACAGAGAGAAACACATTATGACCACACCATTCCGCCGCCATCAGGAGCGTGTACGCCAGGAGCAGCAGCAGGCAGCCGCACGCGCGGCCATTGAATCCGCAGACGCTGACACTGTTACTGAACTGACCACCACCGCAGAAGGTTTTGAAACCCTGTGCATGAGTTTGGAACAGGATCGGGTGCTGTTGTCCGGTAAATCGCTGGAAGAAAAAGCGGCGTTCAAAGCCGAGCGTTACCCGGTGTACATGGAACACGTGGCCGAATACCGGAAACAGGGGGAGGTGTATGCCAATCCCATCCTGGTGGAAATGATGATCTGGTGTTTTGACCTGCTGATGGCCGGACACGCTGCCGGTAATGCGGTGCAGTTTAAAGAACTGGCCCTGCAGTGTGTGAGCGAAGGGCAGAAGCTGCCGGAGCGCTTCAAAAGTAAGAACGTGGCCACCTTTGTGGCTGATGCGGTGATGCAGTGGACTCAGAACCAGGTGAAGTTACAGCACAGCCCTGAACCGCTGTTCTCTGATGTGTTTGCGCTGCTCCCGGACTGGCCGGTACCACAAGCTGTGCGCATGAAATATCACAAGCTGGCCGGGCAACTGGCCAGTGATGCTGAGCAGTGGGAAACCGCATACGTGGAACTGACAAAAGCCGACATGCTCAGCTCGCCAAAGCACCCGGCAAAAGTGACCACGCTGAAAAAGCAGGTGGTTAAAGAACTGGAAAAGCAGGGCATTGCCCTGCCCAGTGTACAAAAGGAAAACGACAGCACGGACGCTGACATCGAATAACCGCTATGGCTGGCGGGGTGCAACGCTGGCGGCGTAACGACTCCTGCACCACCGGGTGGCCCTTAACCCGCGGCAGCTCAGGCAGTGGCCTGTCTGACAGGGTTAAGTAAGCCGCCCACCTATTAACGAAACAGGTCAGCTTATGAGTGATTACAGCTTTGCACCGAAAGCGCAACTGGTACGGGATGACAGCGACATTCCGAACGGGGATTTCTGGCCTGTATTGAATCTGGCGGATTTTTGCGAACAGTACGCGATAGACGACGATCTGCCCAACGCCATGATTAAAAACGCGCTGGTTATCTCTGCAGCGCGTACCAGTCGCCGGCTGAAAAATTACCAGGCGTATATGGCAGCCAGTGGCATTACCAGTTTGGAAGAGGCGGAATTGTCGGTTGCTGCGGCTCTGTACCGGCAGGCGGTGTACAGCGATGCAAAAGCCCAGCTGATTACTGACAGCATTACCACTGGCCGCAGGGCTGATGCTGAAAACGCTGCCCGCACTGGGGACGAATTGGCCAATCATTATCTGGCCCAGGCTACCGCGGCCATTGCTGAAATTCAGGGAGTAAGCAGCACTGGGGTGTATCTGATATGAAAACGCTGAATGCACTGAATGAACTGATTTATCAGAACCGGAAGGTTCTGGGTGTATCGCTGAACAGCTTTGATGTGTTTATGGAATCGGGAACGCTGGAAGCGGGAACCAACAAAGAAGATGACAACGGCCTGCACTATGCGGATTACCGTTACCAGCTGGCGCTGCAGATCGAGAATATGCACGCCGACCGTGGCGGTATTTTACTGGTGCTGCTGCATCAGTGGGTAACCGCGCTGGATAACAGGGGGGATCTGAACGCACCGGATATTCTGACAACGGTGCTGACC